AATTCTTCAATTCGTTCGTTCATTACTTAACTCCAAAATTTTTCTTAATCTCGCTGATAGGATGTAGGTATTCTTCACCGGGTCTGCCCATTCTAATAGTATACGGACTGATAATATCAATACAATCCTGCACAATCAACTCGGTGAACCTTTCCAGCAACTCAGGCGGAACTTGGAATAAATGGTCATTCCACCCTTCACTGGCTTTATACATTAGACTGTAATACGGTTCTCGAATTCGTTCGTTCATTACTTAACTCCAAAATTTTTCTTAATCTCTTGAATAGGATGTAGGTATTCTTCACCGGGTCTGCCCATTCTAACAGTATATGGAGCAATAATATCAATACATTCCTGCACAATCAACTCGGCGAACTTTGCCATGACAGTTGAGTCCAAGGTATCACTTGGATGATACATATACACCGCATCACCCCACACCGCAATACCAGCTTGTTCTGCAAGTTCCAGAATTCGTTCATTCATTCACTTTCCCCTCTATGTGCTGCACATGCAGTTTTAATCCACCCGCCTTGAGTTTGCGTACCTGGTAAGCCGCATTCTTCACACGTAACTCCACTCATACTTTCTGCCATAGTAACCATACCGTCAATATAGTCATCTCCGCCGGTGTAGTAGAATCGTAATGTACCAAACTTCTCTTTAACTTGATCTAGTGTTACTTGTGGAATAGCCTTTGGAACTTCACGTAAAGGATTCTTAATCATTTCCTCGCACTGTTTACGAATATAGTCTGCACTGATTGTTGACCTGTCTGCATACTCTTTGGCAACCAAATCAGCAAACAATTCTGCATTACCACTCTTACCAGCTTGTGCCATCTCGTTATATTTGACAGCCCAGTTATGCTGTTTTTCTTTCCAATCAATGTGATGCTGAATATTACCCATCAATTGATTTAGAATATTGAACCAACCATCACCGCATTCAAAGCCCCAACACATACAAGTTTCCATCATGGACTTTTCTCGGTTGACCATCATCTTTGGATACCGCTGGCACAATAGTTCATCTAATTTTTCGTTCATATTGGTTACTCGTAAGCTAAGGAATAGGGGTTTCTAGTTGGTTCATTTTTCAAGATCAACCACATTTCTTCTTTAGAAGAATAGATCAAGTTAGATTGTTCCAAAATAGTTCTACGCTGGTCATCACCTAATTCAAGCCAATACTTAACAGCAGCATGACTGCCCCAGGCATGACCGGGCATGACATTACCGATCCAAACTGCTAGACGTTTCAGTGTATCTATTCTATTGCCCGGATGGCTTGACGCCATAGCACTCACAAAGTCATTAGCCAATACTGCACTGTAAAAACTGCCCGGATCCCAGCCATTGGTCAAATAATCAGATATGTTCTTGCTATATTCCTGGTCAACATCCCATAGCGAGAAAGAATTCAGTAGACGGTTTTTACTGTGCGCTGAAAGTATCATTCTTCAACTCCGAAATGTTTTTTAATCTTATCTACAATACCATATGCTACTTTACGGCAATTAAAACATTCGGGTTCATTCCCTAATATGTCCTGATAGTTGTCGCCAATGTCAATACACTCTTTAACAATTAACTCAGCAAACCGTTCAGTAAATTTCTGCAAGTCTTGCATGTCCATTGTGGACCAAGTACCGGAGAATTTCTCATCCAGCGTTTGGTCCATCAATGCTTTAATTTGATCGTTCATTATGCTCTACTTTGGTAAAAAGATTAAGAGTCTATTATATCACAAAACTATTTATTGTCAAGCCTTAAGAATGTTAACAATACGCTGATGGATTATATCCATTTCAGACTGCTCAACATAGAAATCCGTAGTAGGATCGTAGTAGGCGCCTTCTATGTTGTCATAATACAACACCCGACCGGTGAAATTAAAGGGACCTTCCAGACCTTTACGCGGACCATACTTGGTACGCATTTCATCCATCTGATACTTGTCTGCGACAACTTTATAACCCATTTGAAACTCCTGTTGTTGACTGAATAAGACTATATTATAACAGGTTTTAGATTTAATGTCAAGCATTAAAAAACCCGCCGAAGCGGGTTAAAGGTTGACTGTCGTAAAATTAGGCTTTGTTTTTATCAAATGACCAAAATAGAACTCCTAAGGCGACCAAGCCTACTAAGCCTTGGCTACCAAGTGCGGCTACGAATTTTATAACATTAGCAAGAATGTCTATACCTAGAAAAGGTACGGCTGCACCAAATATAAGTTGTAACACTACTCCCATAGCCAGTAATTTAATACTTAGGTCTACGATTTGGCTAATGCCACTGCTTGCTGTTGAAAATAGTTTATTCATAATTTCCATATTTTTTGTTCCTTTCACAAACTAATATTTATCCACATAACAACTATAGTAAAGTCTATCTTGATTACTCAATAACATATAACATTTATAATAATTTCCACTTTAATGGTTTAAAATATTGAAAATCATCTTGATTTGCCAATGAAAAAAACGCCTGAATTGATAATATCTCTTTACTGAACTCTTTGTCCCAAATATGTTGCAATGCGTTATCGTGTCCAATTGCAATTAAGTGCAAAAAATCTTGTTCATCTTTTAACCAATATTCATGTATTTTTACTTTTTTTACCGACCTAGTTAAATATTTGATGGGAATTAATGTTTTAGTAATTGCAATATTAGTTGCCCCAAATACTGATTTAATTGGCATATGCATCTTTACCCCTTGTTTAATGTGATCAAGTGAAATATCATATTCATAAAATTCAGGCAATCTGTATATCATTGGTAAATCAGATTCGTTAAATGTCGTACCTGGTCCGTTAATATAAATTGACAAGTCTGCTCTAAACTTAGATGGTTTCCTATTATCCAATAAACGTAACTTAATTAATTTTTGTTGATAATAAATTCTAATAGACTCTGCTAAAGTTAAGTCTTCAGGAGTTACAGCATCAAACAATGATTCATCTAACAATGACGATACAGTCTGATATACCTCATTACTGTCTCGTAAACGTTTCCATGCTACACTAATTGCCAGCATATCAACAGTTGATGATAGACCAGATAAGTGAGTAATATGTTTGTTCCGAGGAACTTTTAAATTTAAATCGTCCTGCCAAGTTAACCCAATATTCGATCCACTACCTGTTAGTGTAATGCTTTGTGATTTTGGGAAGTTATGATAACCAGTAGTAGTCAATATTGTATTGCTATTGCCTACTGCCATTGTTGTCTGAGCGGCATGAAGGCCACGGTGAATCTGAGCGGCATCAAGGCCGCGGTGAATAGTTGTTATATTTGACATAAATTATCCAATTGAAATATCTTCCATTCCAGCAGTTCGTAAACGAACCACATGACCTAACATGAAATTTTTTGACTCTAACCCTTTTATTATTCCTAAATATTTATTTCTAAGTAAAGCCACTTCGTTGATTAGAGTTTCAAAGTTTATAACTTCTTCTTCACCGTCAACATATTTTTCAGCATCACGACTAGTTAAGGCACGTTGATATGCCTCTAAATATTTTTGAAAATGAGTCCTACGTATTTTTCGTAATTTTATATTTAATAGATTTAATACGGCTTCAATTTCCTGAAGTTGATTAAATCTATGTTCAGTAATACCCGGTAATGCTGCAACGTTTTTTTCAATATTGCCATTGATTTTAACATCGTACTTACCTAATAACAATTCTGATTCATATGCAGCAATGAAGTCTGGGATTTCTGCCAGATCTGAACTGACACGAGTGTACCAAGTCATTTAATTCCATTCATCCATGTCTTCATCAGTGTCTTCTTCATAGTCTTCTTCTTGGTCATGTTGTTCAGCATAATATTTTAATGCACCAATAATATCTTTATCTCCCTTAAAGGATTCTTTAATATCATCGGCTTCATAATTATTATCAATTAATAAATTAATTAAAGAATCCGCTGCTTCTGACCTATCATGTAAATCTACATGGCTACGTAATGTATCCCATACTTCCGCTACAAAATCTAAATTCATTCTGTACTCTCTTCCTCAGGTGTTACATTACTTATCACTTTTTTAGTTTTTCCAGTATATTCTAGCATGACTTTATCTAGGATCCCGTCTTTGTTTGCTTCCCATCCCTTGCGAAATGATTTAAGAATTTCACCATCTTCAGTAGTGTATACTAAACTGTTACCTTCTTTCTTCAAGTCTCCTGATTTCTCAAACATATCAGTTAATCCACTATAAGGACTCATCCCTGTTTCATATGGAATCTTAACTTGAATAGTTTCAAACGGTTTTGCATAGCGAGTTTTCATAATCTTACAAGCAGCGCGGATACCATTTACTTCAGGAACCTTGTTACCATCTGCATCTTCTTTGAGTTTGAGTTTCTTCATAGCAACCACAATTGAACTTGCGTACACAAATCCTTGACCACCTGAAATTTTATCATCTGGATCAAACATATCTTGACTTGCGTATGTGTGATTCGTAGCAACCAATCCTACATTGTGACTGCCTAACATATTAACACAGTTGCGAACAAGTGCTGTTAGTGCTTTAGGCTTACGACCCATGTCACCTTTCATGTCACCTGCTTCAAACTGATTAACGTCAGTTGGAGTCAATAGCATACCAAGACTATCAATAATAAACAATACTTTTGGCTTGTCTGTTTCCGGGAGTGCTTTATATGACTTCATAAATTCTGATATAGTTTTGCCCACATCATCAATCATAGCCATATTAAGTTTAAGCAATTTAGTTTCGCTTGTATCTACTCCTAATGCGTGTAGCCATTTTTCATCTAATGCGTTTTCGCTATCAATTAAGACAACGTAGATGCCTTGTTGCTGTGCGTGCCTAACAAGATTTCCAGAGCAGATAAATGATTTTCCTGATCCAGACTCTCCGGCAAAAACAGTAACCTTACCAAGAGGTACACCTTTGTTAAAGTCACCTGATATTAAATAGTTTAAGCCAAAGTTGCCAGTTGAAACCCAATCTGTTGGGTCATTGTATCCTATTGAAAGTCCCTCAATACTTTTAGTAATTTCTTTCCTAAATTTTGATATGTCAAACGGTTTAGCCATATATGTTCCTTCATTTATAATTTGTATTATATATACTAGTTGGCTGTTTGTCAAGCATATCGGGACATTTTTCAGCCATAGTATCTATATCCCAATCACTTGGGTAATGTCTAAGTACGCCTCTAGCCCGGTCTCTAACCATACTAGGTACTCTCGGAGTTCTACCTGGGTCGCATAATTCTTCTAATAATTTTTTACCGTGTTTAATAGCACGATATCTTTCATCAGGCATTGTCATTGTTATTCTCCTATAGGATAACCTGAGCGTACGGAGATTAATCCGCAGAGGCCCAAGCCGTATTTTACTTAAGCAGGTTTTGTCTGTCTAGCACGAATCATTGCTAGGATATCACTTGCTTTGTCACCGGATACTGCTGTTTTAGGCAGTACAATTGGAGTTGCTTCTTCCCAGGGTTCAGGTGTTACTGAGGGTGTTGATTTAATATCAGCAATAATTTTAGTTACTGCATTCTCAGTAGTTGCTCCGCCCGGGGCATCTAATCCCCATGGACGATAATATGAACCCCATCGTTCCAAGTCATATGGTTTACCATCTACTGATGCCTCAAACATTTCCTTGATGATTTTCAATTCAGCATCATTTGGTTTCTTAGGTAAGAAATCAGTAAGATTGAATAATCCATTAGTTTCAATTGCTGCTTGTTCCACAGAAGTTAATGCACTTTCTTTACGAGCCCAAGTACTAGTAGAATAATCAGCATAACCACCTTTTGCAGTTTTCTTAATATTCAAATCAAGTCCACGCATATAGTCAGTTGGCAATTCTTCCATTTCAGGATCCATCAAACTTGATTTGATGATAGTAAAGATTTGCGGAGAAATAACAAATCTACGAATAGGATTTGTTGGTGCTTTATCATCAGCCATTGGATTGCCTCGGACAAAGCCTTGAAACAAATAAGTACGTTTTTTCCAATATTTATTTGCCATTTCTTTTAAAGTTTCGTCTTTATACCATGGACGAACTTCTGCTAACACTGGGCAAGTAAATTCAGGTCCATACATTTCCACACAAGGAACTTGTACCTGAACTTGTTTCATGCTAGTATCACCCTTTACACCATTGAATGGCAATTTGATGATTTGTTTTTCAACCCAAAAATAAGTATTACTTGAGTTACCGTCTGGTAAAAACCGAATAGTTGCGGTTGAACCTTCATCTGCATTCCAATGTGGATAAATTGAATTATCACTTTGAGTTGATGTTCCGGATTTTGTTTTATTGTCTTGTGCCGCGATACGGGCACGAATGTCTGCTAGTGAAGTTGCCATAATAATATTTCCTTAAGTTAATTGAGATGGTCTCTTTTTATAGTCGCTACTTCCGAATGAAGTAACTAACATTAGAGATAGTATAGCATTACTATTTCAAAATGTCAATGTATTTATCCCGTATATGGTAAACCTCACCTTTTAAGTGAGGTTTTTGATAAGCAATTTACCCTTATCTTCTGTGATTCATAATATGTAATATTCGGTTTAATTCATCAGTTGATTCGTCAAATTCTTTAACCACTGTTGTATTTGTAGTTGTTGGCTTTTTAACTACTGGCTTTTTAACAGGCGATACTCCTTCTGGATCGGTTGGAGCAGGAACATTAGGTTGTCCAGGTTTAGGAGGCTTGTCAGTCCAAACTCCATCTTTGTCAATAGACCCCTCATTCGTAGATTTACGAGTAATTTGTTTAATTGCTTCAAGTATACTGTAATCTGTTTTTGGATCATAATTTTCCTTCAACCCAGCATCAGCAAGTCCTTCACCTTGTTCCAGTTCTTTGCGTTGATCTCCGTATGTCCTCATATCGTCCGGCCTTCCATTATTAATTGCATTAATAACATGCGAATGTCTTTTCATTAACTGTACAGTTTCCGGATCATTACTGTTTTCTAATTCTCTGGCTAATGCATTTAATTTTTCAATATCCGCAGGATCCGGGCCCTCCGTTTTACCATCTTGATTCGGAGGGGTGACTGGGGCTGGTGCGGGTCCTGGTGCTGGTGCGGGTCCTGGTGCT